TATTTTTTATATTACCTTTTGTATCTTCAAGAGTTCGTAATTGTTTTTCTCCAGCAAAATATTTATTCATTGCAGATAAATTATCTTTCGTTAAACGACCACGCAAGTCAGCTTCAGTATATAGAGGTGTACCATCTTTACGTTTTCTTGAACGCAGATAATCAACAGCACCATCTCGTGTAGATAGTTTGTTTACATCAGCATCAGAAAGCTCATCCATTCGTAAGCTAAAAAACTCAGGTGTAGTTATACGTTGAGAACGTTGCCCAACGAGAGCCATTTGTTCAGCGTCAACAGCATTTGTTACTCTTGCCATCTCAGATATCTCTTCTTGAGTTTTAAATATTGCATTTACTCTGACATTCCCAGCAACAGAAGTTAATCCACCAAGAGTTGCACCAACAAAAAAACCAGCACCAATGTTTACCGCTGACTCAACTCCAGTAGCTGAAGGGTCAAACAGCTGACGACCAACCTCGATAGGAGCTTGGATTGCCGCAACACCAAGACCAACTCTACCAGCAGAACGAAGAACGCCAAGAGCTGGGCCGCCAAAAGGCAAAGCAATAAGATTGAGTGGGTCAAACAAACCAACAGTAAACTGTGCAAACAAAGAAGAGTTTGCTAATATCTGTCTTCTTCTCTGCATAGCATCAACCTGTGCTTTCAAATCATTCAGGTGATTAATGTTTTTTGCATCTTTAAAATCATTGTAATACTGCTCATACTGAGTTCCTTTTATCTCATCCATGACATTCAGAGAATCATCAAAATCAACATCTCCATATCTTGATTGCAGATATGCCGCGTTAAGAAAAGATTTGTAGTTGTATCCAATACTTGCACTTAGCGTCTCAGTCCATGTAGGAGCAGAAACAACTCTATCTATTGGTCTTGTATTGAATTGATACTCAGGTTCATGGGCATATATTCTACCTTCAAGTTGTCTCATTTATCGTCCTCTTTGAGAAACTCACCAGTTTTGCGCCAATGTCTAAACTCTTTCATCGATACTTGTGCAACCTCTTGCTCACTAACAATAAAACTTAACTCGCTATTTACTCCAGTAGTTAAGAAAAAAGTAACATTGTGCTTATCTGCACCCAGCATATTTTCCTGAAAAGAATCAGTTGAAGAGAATTGTGAAGGAGTAAGCCAAGCTTTCTTTCTACCTACATTGTCCTCCCTATCTCCACGAAAACTAAAAGCAGAAACAAGACCAGCAAAAAAACCAGCATCTCGAGATTCAATTCCATCACGGTCTCCATCTCTTATGCTATAGTCTCCATAGGTTTGAAGTTTTTCTTGAACGTACTCTAAAAAACTATCTTTCATTTCAGGTGTATTGAACAATCTATTCATGGCAAAAGGTGACCTAATGTTTCCATCAAATGATACTGACTGAGGGTCGAGAACAAAGTCTTCAGTAACAGGAAAAAACTCTGTCATTATTGCTTTTGTTTCTTGCTCTAAATCATCTAAATCAACTTCTGCATTTCGATTTCTATAAATAATATGAGGCATTGCATTAAGAATACGTTTGTAAAAAAGTGTATCTTTACCACCAGTATACTTTGCGATTTCATCTTTCAATGCGTTTTCTGCTTTCTGGAAAGTGTCCTCACCAGTGATAGCTCTTAACTTCATTTCATACTCGTTACTATTACGATAGGTTCTTTCATTAGCAAGGACTTGAGATATAGTTAATGTGCCACCAGCAATCTGACTTATCTTAAAAGCATTTTGTATTGCAATAACATCTTTCTCTAGGTCTTCATCAAAAGAAAATAAATTGAACTCAGTATATCTAAAAGCACCATCTCTATCTCGTTCAGTCATAAGAGTAGTACCTTTGACAATAAAATCTAAAAACATGTTTGCTGGACCACTTGCAACCAGACCTTTGCGTGTGTCTTTAATTAATTCTTTGATTGATGTAGAAACAATCTGATTATTTTTAAGCATTGAATCAACAGCTTTTCTTATATTGCTATCTGGATTTGCAAATTCACGACTTAATAATATTTGTCGAACAGACATTCCTTGAAGAGCTGGGTTGTCTTGTGCTAAAGCCAGAATATAAGAATCAGCATTGTCTTCATTTTCCTTGCCTCTCTCTACTGGTTCGCCTTCTCTTATTGCTCGAGTAAATTGTTCAAGTTTTATCTGTTGTTTCTCTGCACTTGCAAGCTGAGTTGCATTATTTATTTCAGACTCAAGATGGCTGTTTACCATTTTTCTTGCATCAAAATCTAGATTAGGTGTACCTCCCTCAACAGTCTCAACACCCCCAGGTCCAACAGCTCTTTCTTTTGTAAATAAAGGAACAATATCTTGAACAGCTTTCTTCTGTCCAGATGTCATGTTTGGAATGTCTGGCATCTTACCAGACTTGATAGCTGAGATAACTCTTCTTAGTTCCGCTGTATTTAGTCTGCCGTTTTCTGTAAAAGATTCTATGAGATTAGATGAAACAGAAGAAGCAACTATCTTATCTATTTGTGTATCAATTTTATTTATCTCTGGTTGAGTAAGTATTGGTTTCTTTGACCTGACAGTTTCACCATCAACAGTCTTTTCTACAAACTCTGCACCTCTTGTTCTTATTTCATTCTTGAGTTTTTGCGCAAGTTCAATCTTTGATGGAATGTTTGTGAGAGCGTTTAGGTCTGCTACAAACTTATCTTGTCTTTCTCCACCAAGTAAAGATAAATAATCAACTCTCTGATTATATGCTTGCTCACCAAGAGATTCTATAAGTTCAGATTCGTTTGTTGCAGTCTGCTGATTTACATAATTATTAATAGCATTTTGATTTGCTACCATCGATTTTACAGCTGAATTTAAATCACTTCGACCTTCTTCATAAGCAGTAACATGTGTGAGCATTTCTCTTATTTGTTTATTATGTACTGCGGAAACACCTTCTATATTTTTGAAGGCGGCACCATTAGCAACCTGAACTATTGTCATGTGAGGCTTGAGGTCTGTTTCACTATATTGACGAAGTATTCCTTTTATTCTGGCAACAGCTATATTTGACTTGTGACGTTTCTTAAATTGATTTGCGTTTTCTGCCTTACCACCAGTAAACTGATGGTCACTATTAGATGTGCTATGAATATCTTTTAGCTTATCTCCAGTTGGATTATCAGCTTCTTTTATTAATTTTTGAACTGTAGAGTGGTCACTTGTTTCAGCGATTGATTGCTCATTTTGTACAAAGCTCGTTTTAATACGAGCATTATTCATTGCACCAATCTGCATTTGATTGTTTGCTTGACGTATAAGTAAAGTATTCCGAACTCCAGAAGTATAAGAAGTTCCGTAGGAAAGTATTTTGTTTTTATATTCGCCTTCATACTTTGAAGCTAGCTCATCGGTAAACTCCTCGAGCATTGCACTTGCTTTGCCCGGATTGAGTGGGAACTTAGCTTGAGCATTTGCTCCTTGCTCACGAAACTTTGTTTCAAGAATAAGACCAAATCTTTTAGCGGCTTCTGACTTAATAACATTTTGAGCAATCATACCATAGCCTTTAGCTGGTAAGTCTGCCAGCAACTCTGTCATTACATTCTTTGCTTTACCAGTCTCAGGGTCGATACCAAATATTTGGTCATCACTTTTGCTAGAGATGTAATCACGACCACGCTCTTCTGCTTGGTCTGCCGCAAACTTAAATGCATCGTTTGACATTTTACTTACAGCATTTGATATCTCACCAAGAGAATTAGCGACACTCATGTCAGCTCGGATTACTCCTATCTCACCAGTTCTTACTTGTCTTCTATATTTTGCAACCATAACAACCTACATGCTTCTATAAAAATCACCAGCTCCACCAACGATTGTACTAAGTGCAGAAACTTGAGATGCTCTCAATGCGGCATCACCAGCACGTAATGCTCCCAACCTTCTCAATCGAAGTTGTTCCATTTGTGCAAGACCTTGAAAGTCTAGTCTTTTTATATCGGAACTAGCTAATGACTTTTGAGAATCCTTAAATGCTTTCAATGACCTATCATCATCTCTATTCATAAAAGCAAACTGCGCTTCATTTACTTCTTCTGCTTCATCAAGCTGGTCAAGAATATCATTGTGCGCTTCCATAGTTTGTATCTTACGCTGTACTCTTTCTTGTTCAAGCTGTGCCGCTTCCATTTCTTTCTGTCGTTTTATCTCTTTACCTCGAGCAATCGTTGCGCTTGCGCTTAGAAGAGAACCAGCAAAACCTAATATTGCGAATGGATTCATTAGAATGTTACCTCTGCTACCAATGAGTTGACTTGTAATGACAACGGAGCTGACTGACTTATTGTTACTTGTGGGTCTTTAGAATATCCCAACAATCTAAATTCTTTCTTGCCAGTTACAGCTTGCCTTGCCAAACTTAAATCATCAGTTACCTGACGAATAATTAAATTATTACTATTTACAGATACTGACAATGTATTCGACAAATCTAATATTACTTTGTTCATGCTTCTTGGCTCTCCAGTCATTGGACCTTGTTGTGCCAGTGTATCGATTGGATTGGTTTTTAAAGTTACATCAAACTTGAATCCTATTTCTGCTGATGAAAGAGAGTTGTCCACAGCTGATACATCGATGTTCCCACCAGCCACAGTAAACTGACCAAGATAATGAGTGCCAGAGACCACATCGAGGACTGCACCGTTAGCAAAATCAGAACTGACGGAGAAGACTCCGTTAGAGCCAGAATATGTTTTAGCCATATCAGTATTAAAGCTACTGTCAAACTCACATAGAATATATTTATTTGTACCATCTCCCTTATCAAACTTAACTACAGCATACACTCTTGTATCGACTGTGCAAATAGAATGAAATGTTCCTTGACTGGTAAACTGTGTCCAGCCATATCTCTGTTCACCTCTGTTAGAATTGAAAACACCAAGAGTTCCATTGGCATCTACAAGAAAATAATAACTTTCAGCTCTGTCTATACCACCAGCAAGAGTGCTAGCTTGTATAGGATTTTGTATCAAATGAGAGGCGAGGCTTGATATCGGTTGTCCAGTATAAGCATTTTGTCCGTCATCAAACAGCATCTCTCTTACTATCTCACCTGAACCTTGAACATAAACAGTAGCACCATCAAACACATAGGGTCTTACGAAAGAAGAACCAAAAGGTGTCTGTCTTTTGATTGTAGCATTTGTAGGGGTTGTAGGCTTCTCGACAAAAGCTGGCACAATAAATTCATCAGTAGATGTAAATGCTTGTAGGTCTCTGTTTGATACCAGATGTTTGATTGTATTTACTTCTCCGATTGCCGCACGAATATCAATAGAGTCATTATCACTACCATCGCCTATATCAAAATTAAAAAACTGATTTGATTTACTTGCCCACAATCCGTCAGGTTGTGCAATAGTTCCAGCATACCACAATCTGTTTTGATGAAATGTAACAGCTCCAGGGAATCCTCGAAGAACAGAATAAGACTGCTCAGACCAGTTCGTAGCTGGCGCATGTGTTTCGAGGAAGGGAGTGCCACCACCAGCTACAGAGTCGTTTGCATTTGCCGCCGCATTAAAAGTAAAAACATTATCATCAATTACTTCAAGAACTGTTCTTGAGCCATTGAGATTGCTTGCGGCAATGCCACCAACTGTATTTGCATTTGATACCACAAAAGCATCACCAGCAGAGAATCCATGATTTACTAACGTAACTGTAACAGTAGCCACGCCATTGTCAGTCCGAAAAGAATCAACCTTTAGTTTTTTCTTCAAAGTAGCAAGAGCATTACCAGTTGCCTGAGTTGCTGACTGAACAGAAGTAATTGTTATTTCTTGGTCATGGTACTTTATTGTAAGACCAACATGTTTTGAATCAGGATAGTTACCACCTGATTGTGAGCCAGTTAAATCCCAATAGGCTTCACTTGTTGTAAGAGTAATGCCGTTACCAGAACTAGCTGATGGGTCAAGTGTAACACCCAAGTCTTGAAACTGAAAATAAGGCTGGTAAATCTTTGCACCAGCAGATTGTGTATCAAATGTTTTTGTCTCCATTTGAAATGATGTTAGTCCAGTACGCACAAGCTTACGCACCATAAATGTTTGATGTGCTATAAACATAACATCACCAGCTTGTGCATAAGTAACCTCATGCATATTTAGATTTGTAATTGGAATATTTGCACCACTTGAATCTGCTGTCAGAGTTGCCGCTAACGTCACATTGTTACTCGTATCTATTTGAAATACTCTTATCTTCTGGTGTTCCAGAGAAACAATATATCTCTCATCATCAGAAAATATAAATGGCACCAGCCTATGTTGCTGGACTTTCGCAGTATCAATTGATGTATCGAACTCATATATCTTCTTGAGACCAGCGCGTTTGATAACACCACCTTCTGCTCTTAGAAAAAAGTTCTCAATCTTTTGTGCAGAGTTATTGTATACTCTTGTATCTGTTCTTGATATCAAACTAGGACTAACTTCACCAAACTGAAAGTTTGTAAGAGGTACTCTTGCTTTCTGCATTAGCTTCTCCTAAAAGCACTAAATCTTGTTTGAGGTATAGTCCTTGTTGTTTGTTGTTGTGAATCTATGTTTCGAGCTTTCAACATAGCTCTATCTGCCATCGTTGACATTAACTGCATAAGCTGTCCATCTCTTGCAATAGAAGTAGCGAAAGCAGAAGCCAATCCATACTCAAGAGCAATAGTAAAATAACTTGGAAAGTTTTCTTCTGTCGCTCGGAATGTGAAGTCAGCAATAACTTCATCTTGAGTTGATGTATCAGCAAATACCATGTCACCATATATTTGATATTGGATTTGTGCATCGTTTACAGTAACGGCATGAACCAGCAATGTATCTGCTGGTAATTGATATGCAAAGTCATATCGACCAGTTGGAGCGTCTGTCAATCTGTTAAGAACAGCTTGGTTAGTAGCAAATCTCCAACGTGTATTTGATAAAGCACTGCGGCAGATATCTTCATAGAGACTCCCAGCTACTAATGATTCTGTTGTACCATCAGTAAAAGAAGTTATCGGTTCAGCTCCTATCAAGATAAGAGCGCGACTCGATATATCTATTGCGCTATCTGCCGCAGTTGAAGTCATTAGTCGCTGTCTGTTTCAGCAATAGGTGTACCATTAGATACATCTACTACAGTCCCAGTATTTGACAAAACGGTCACAAAGTTTGTCGTAGGAGTGTTTGTATCAGCAACAATAATAACATCTCGAACAGCAAGCATGTTTGCGGCATCATTAAAATAACCTTCAGAGTTTACAGCCGCAATAGCGTCTGTAGTTGTATAAGCCCAAAGATTGAGATTAGATGCACCAGCTAATCGAGATAATCCACTAGCACTATAAGCCATGTCAATACCTCCTATGAGTTGTTATCTAAGACTTCATAGATACCATTGTCATCAATGACAG